TCACCGTAATAACAGACGTCGCCCATTGTGAGTCTTTCACCTATGGCACTGTGGAATGGGAACGGTATGTTGGATCCTTTTAGTCGCTTGTCATCTGGAGCCTTGTCCATTATGAATGAATACCTTTGTGGGGTGAATGTGTTCTGTGTGTACACCAAACCGTTTGCTGTAGATAGGAATGCCGAAGCAGAATCAAAACTTATAGTGAATTTGTCATTTATGTGTTCACGAACCTGTCTCTGTATCTGTGTCAGGAAACACGCCCAGTCTAGTTGTGATGTGCCCAGAACGTGCATCCAGTCCTTGCCGTCCAGTTTCTTCTCATCTCTCATCACAATGAGCCTCTTTAATAATATCTCCATGTCACACATGTTGATACCACCCATCGCCCAACCTTCAAAATCATATTTTTTGACTTCATCATACCAAGTGCAGGCAGTGTCCCAATCGTCGCCCTGTAGCACATTTAAAAACTTTGTTTGTCCCAGTCTATTCTTTTGGAAATACTTCAAATTGTAAATTGTGGCGTCTAGACAGTCTTGATAACTGTTCAGTCCACTCTTGCCTCTGTTATGATCATCTGCCGCCCAAGTGGGTACGTCCAGTGTCATGGCCCAGTCACTTGTGAGTTCAAGCCAATTCAGTATGTTACTCCTTACCTTGTTGGCCTTGTTGCCCTCAAAATCTTTCCAATCAAATTGTATTACACCTTTGGCAATCTGATATCCGCCCGAATCACCAACTATCGTGCTGAATTTTCTATCTCTCTCCACGATCATGTTGTCTCGGTCATGTACTTTGTCCATGTCTAAGCAGGCATGTCCCGCTGAGTACAATGCTGTGTTGTATGTGAAATATCCTTCTTTTGGATTTATAAAATTGAGACCTTCCACTCCTCTGTCCAATCCCTTTGGAATCCTATCCGCTGGAATATGTTTTCCTTCGGTAAGTCTCTGTTTTGTGACAAACGTCTGAAAGAAATTTGAAATAGCAGGCAGGAAACATGCAAAGTTCCTGTTGTAATCACCTAGATGTTCCTGCCTACTATTAGTCGTCATTATTGCGCCTGTGCTGGTATAATGTACTGGTACTTGCCCAGTCCCGAGTCAACAGAGACCATCATCGCACCCTCGTTAGAGAAGTGTAATGTGACCTTGGCTGAGTCAGAAAGTTTCAGTATCTGTAACACCTGCCCCACCGGCCAACTCCAACCCTTGTTAAGTGTTCCCTTAACGTTGGTCGCGAACGTGAACTCTCCACCATGTGACGCTTGGTCACCAAAGGTGAATACCAGATTTCCATCTTCCGTCCTCACGACGAATGAATTGTGTTCTGTGTTTGCTGTGGCCTGGAAGTTGAATCTCTGCACACTAGCCACACTAGGTTCGATCTCGACGTCCCACTTGACGCCCTTGAACTTGACCGTCTTGAGTTTCTCGTTGATGATCTCGGCGTTCATAAACCTGTAGTCGTTCTTGAAGTCACCCTTTTCGTTCTCGAAATGAATCCCTGTCGGAACCGTTGCGCCGTTTCTCTCACCGGACAACACTGTTATGTTCGCCTTCTCCTTGTACTCCGGACACTTGAGGTGGATGTCCAGTTTGCCCATCTGTGGCATTCCGAACGTTCCCGTCATCTCCGGTTGTGGTTTGTGGAAAGACCCCTGCAGGATCACGGATCTATCCTCGGCCATTGAGTCGATTGTTGTCTCATTATCGTCCCCAGTGATCTTGACCAGATCCAAGAATCCCAATCCATGCGTGTGTTTAACGATGTCTTTTAAGATGTCTATCATAATACCCTTATTGTACATGATATTTAGGTCTTAGTCTAGTGTTAATTCAGAAACTTTGTATACCACGGGATTTTGTTTACCAGGCTTGCGGAATATTGCGTAGTTGGCTCCTGGACGGAACATGTTCATTTCTACTATCTCATAACCCTCATCTTTGATTATCTTGGTCATTGCGGTCTTGGTGTTGTAGTTCCAATATCCCCTCTTGGCCAAGTTTAGGTCTATGTCATAATGGCAATCGGCATATTGCATGAAAACATATCCACCATCTATGAGAACTCTTTTGATATCTTTGAGATATTGCTTGATATGATCCTGAGTAAAAAAAACAAAGGTGTCCCAACTGAATACAAAGTTACATGATTCGTGCGGTATTTCATCACACGCGGTTCGATTGGTTGTGTAAAATCTAAGGTGTTTTTGGTTTCCGGGATTAAATCTTCTCCTAATTTTGTGTTCTATATCTAACAATACATCAATGAAAAAATTTAGTCGCCATGCTCTAAATTCTTTGGAAAACATTCCTGTGCCTGGACCTATTTCAAGACTGTTGTATAGATTGGTCTTTGAGAATTGGAATATCTTGGTCTGTATCATTCTGTATAGACCTTGGTCGACCACTGGTTTTATCCTTTTTTGATCTAAATCCTTGCGGAACCAGTCAATCGTTTTATCCAATCTGTCTATCATCTCATTATTGTTGGCATCTACCACCATCTCGAGATTCTTAAGGATCTTTAGATTTTGTCGTATGATCGTTCTGAGATCTTTCGCATTTTCTAATTTTTCTAACTTTTCGATGAGTAATTTTATTTCTTCAATACTTAACATATGACTATTTAGAATTCAAACAACTTATTGAATGTGTTCGTGGTCTCTGTGCTCTGCACGTCCCAACCTAGCACACCTATCAGGTTATCGATCTTCTGGTCTAGTATTGTTGCTTCCATGGCATCTGAGTCAAATGGCAGTTCCTTGAACCATTCTGGTATACGCATCTCGTCCACGGGATACGCTATGCTGGTGTAACCCAGTGGGTTGTTCTTGAGTTTGCACACGATCACCTTGGCGCCATCCGTTATGGGCATGGAATACTTGTCGCCATACATCTCCCTACACCTGTTCCAGTTCATGCTGGCCCGCACGTGTCCCGGCATGTTAGTCTTGCCCTTCTTGGTCTCTTCCTCGGTGTACTTGGTCATGTTGTTGGCCCTCTTGGGAGATCCCTTCTCCCAGCCAGGCCTGGACTTGAACTCCGCCCTGAACTCACTGATTTTTTCTAGCACTTCTTTCTCAGGTATGCCTGTCAGCACCATGTACAGCAGGTCACTCAGGAAGTCCTGTACGAATACTGGGGTGTCAGAACGTTTGAGATCCAGTCCCATCGCCTTGACCTTGCCCGCCTTGCCTTCGGTGTCCACGCGTTTGCCTTCCTTGTCGTAGTACAGCACCGCGTACCTCTTCTTGGTTATGAACAGTCCCTTGCTGGCCACCAGTTCCCTGCCCGCCGCTATCACTTCTCCCCGTGTGCTTGGTGTGTGAAATGCTTTTGTCATGAACGCCTTGAATGACCCATTAACCTCATCTGATATCCTGTCGTACAGTGCCACAACCGAATCCTTCGTCCATGGTATAACACCTTCATCGATCTCTTTCTTCAGTGTCTTGTATGCTGAGAAGTACACCGAGTCCGTGTCCCCATACACTACGCTCTCGCCCTTGTGGTCATACTTGCCCGCAACGATTTCGTTTACTTTACTTGCCATGTGTTTTGTGATGCATCTGCCCGTCAGTGTAACCGATTGTCCTATCCTGATGTCAAAGAACCTACAGCCCGGATTCAATATTGCACCATACAGACTGTTCAAGTTAATCTTCTTCACAAGTTGTCTCTTGTCCCAATATTCTCTTTCGATTTCGTTGTCGCCACACTCACGCATTTTCTGTTGCATTTCTTGACGTTCCGCGTACCAACGCTTCAACAAGCCTGGTATGATTGCCTCGTATTCATAAGTGAATATGGTACCATTGGCACTCAACATCCATTTGTTGTTGCCGTCGAATATCACATCATACATTTGTGCCGCACTCATACGCACACTGGTCTTGTCTTCCCAGTCCACTATGATCTCGGTTCCTTTCTCCTTGTTCATTACTGCTTGGTACTCCCAACTTCCGAACTGGCTGTCCCATGCCGCCGCGAATGATTTCTTGGCGTGCTTGGCCCTGTTTATTTCTGCTGACGTAATCACAGGTCTTATTTGTCCTACGATGGTTTCAGGACCCATGTTCAGTGCCCTAATGACTGACGGATACAGAGAGTTTATGTCAATTGATCCTACCCAGTCATGTATACCCTTTATCGGGGTCGCCACATAGGCACCTGCCGCTGGTTGGTTCTCCTCACCCTCCTTCTTGTACTTCCTACCCGGCACCTGCATGCCTCTCCTGTGTGCTTCGTTTACTATCGCTTGTTCAGTCACTGCAACTGCACCCATGGTGGTCTGTAGTAGCACGGTGTTCTGGTGTGCGATCTCGTTGGCCAGTTCTATGAATTTTAGTTTCTTCTCCAGTTTGGCCAGCAGTGCGGTGTCCTGCCTGTTGTACTCTATGAACAGTCCAAAATCATTCTTGTAAAGGTTGTCCAGTGATCCTTCGTAAACCGTTTTCTTTTCGCCCAGTTCATGTTCACCTATGGCATCTAATCTAAATGAATGTCGCTCTTCGTATGTGTACTTCCTGTAAAGTTCCAGCAAGTCCAAATGTACCCTTCCCACTAGGTCAAAGCTCAACTGCTCTCGGCCGTACTTCTCGAAAACCCTCTTCCTGGGCTTCTCACCCCAGAAACACAACCTACGTGTGTCATCTGAACTCAGCACCTTCTGTATCCGACCAACGGTGTAGGGTATATCGTAACCCTCCGAGTTCCATCCGCTCAATATGTCCGCGTCCTCGACAAGTTGTAGGAAAGCGTCCAGCATGTCCTTCTCCTTCTCGAACAGCATGGTGTTGTCGAATCTCCTTGTGAGTTCTTCCGCGTCCTTCATGCTGATGGTCTTTGGTGGCACCGCCAGTGTGACCAGTTGGTCCGTCCAGCTCATGTAACAACTTATGGCAGTAATGGGCATGAACGGATCATCTGTGGTTGAGTAACCTCGATCTGGATCGAAGTCCACCTCGATATCAAAAAACATCACGTTGAGTTTTGGAGTCTCCTTGCCCAGGTAATTCTCTTCCAGGCATCTGAACACTGGATTGATGTCGTGTTCGTAGAGTTGTTTGTTTGATCTTATGCGTTGCTCTTTTATGAATTCCTTGTGTGTCTGGCACACCACACGCTGTAGTGGCTCTCCGGTCATTCCCCTGTGCTTGCCTCGGGCATCTGGATAGTAGAACACGTACCTGGCGTCATACTCCGTGAATATACGACCCTTTTTGGGATCACGCTCCACCACGTATATCCTGTCCTCGTCCTTCTTGTATAGTGCGTCTATGTAACTCATCTTACCACCAGTAACTGGCCACGCCGTAGCCGTAGACATTTATGATTGAGAAGTAGCCAGTGATCATCATCACGAATGCGGCATTCCTCCTGTAGGCGGCATAACACTGTGTCACAGCACCAATAAAGAATCCCGGATAGATAATGGTCATGTCCGGATCCGCGGCCGTGATTGCGAGTGTGAGGCTGGCTCCAACTGTGAATATGAAACTGACCAGTTCGAAATAGAACGCTGTCCGATCACTTTCAAAACTACGAAGCCAGAACGATCTGACTTTGTCCAACATTAAAGTTTGCCGGCCGTGTTTAAGATGCTCTCCAGCGTGTCCATCTCGTCTGCGATGTTCTGGTAGTTGCCTTTGTGTGCCACAGATATGGCCTTGTTGATGAGTGCTGGTTTCAGTTCCAGTTCCTCTGCTATTGCTTTCACTGTGTCCTTCAGTCCACCTTTCAAGTCCTCGACTTCACCTAGTACCTGTGAGCCCTGTGAGATTATCTGTATTAGTTTTTGCTTTTCAGCGTCGTTGAAATTTCTTACTGCCATTTGTTTCTCCTGTTGTTATCCAACTATTATATAATAGATTTATTGTTGTGTAAACTATTTTTTCTTGGTGGCCACGTTCTTGGCTTTACCACGCCTCTCAGGATTGGGATCCTGCCTGCGTTTCCTCGCGGCCGCGGACTTTCTGCCTTTCTTGCCCAGTGCGTGTGCTTTCGATCTTGGTAAGCATTTGGGCTTGCCTTCCTT